AATAACTTCACCTCGTTGTCTTGCTCTAATACAAAGAGCACCATTAATGACTTGAATAGTCCCCATAGCGCCCTCTAAAGTAGTTAAACCGACATAGGATAGCTTACGTAATAAAGGAAAATATTGAAGCTTTTCTTCTAACCTTACCAAAAGATTAACGTCTTGAATGTTATAATCAATAAACGTATCCCAGTCTTGATCAGATAGGGTAGCAAGGTTTGTATCCCCATAATCTATCTTACGTTGTCCTAACTCTACTTCACCGATCGCATCTAACTTATAAGATTCTCGGAGTTTTAAACAGAACCTTTTATATACATCAAGATAATCTAAACATGCAACACCATCAATATAGTACCGCTTTAAGTCTCTACCAAACTTACCTTTAACAGCTCTAAAATGTACTCTACCTAATGGTGATAATCGACTTACATACTCTTCTCCTAATATACGTTCAATACGATTTATAATATAAGGAATATCAAAAAACTCAGAGTTCCACCCGCTTAGAATATCCGGATAATCGCTCTCTATATACTCAATAAACTTAATAAACATGTCCCGTTCATCATTGCAATGTACGTAATTTAAGTTTTTATGACCCTTACCATTATAAGGTTTAATACCAAACGTATGAAACCTTTTACTAAAATTATCATAACATGTAATAACGTTTACCACATGCGTTGGGTTTTCTGGATCAGGAAACGAGTCAGGAGAGTAAGTCTCAATATCTAATAAACACGTCTTTAACGGGTTTACACTAAACTCAGATTTTTCATTTTGCTCCCAATATAAATCAAGCAAAAATTGCTGAGCAGGTGGCATGTTTTCAAAAACTCTTTTAACATTTGAATCTCTAACAAACCTCGATCGATCATAACTAGTGTTAAATTTACGTTTTTTAACTTTAGTACCGTAAATAGACGTCTTTTCACCAGTATTGTTCTCAAGATAAAGATAAGGTTCAAAAGAACATTCATGCATTACCCGTTTTCCATCTTTATCCCAGGTAAATAAATTAACGCAACGGTTACGACCGTTATATACAACATTACGATATGCCATCTACTATTATTATAGTAGTATAGTTCCTAATTCCACTGTTTAAGAAACTCTCTTTCAGAACTACCGTACGGTGTATTGAGAGCTTCAAGATGTGCGCCGATATTACTATCTATTTCTAGAATTCTTTTCTGTCCTAACTCTCTAAGTTTATGAACGTTTTGAAAATACTTATTTTTCTTTTTATGATTGAGTATCTTTTCAATCTTAGCCTCAAATTCTTCAACAGTACTAAAGCGAAGATATGAAGGCGCTGTACTATATGTTTCCATATCTTGACATAAGCAAGGTATGCCTAGTATACTTGCTTCAATAAATTTAATATCTGATTTAGCTTTATTGAAGTCATTATCTTGAAGTGGTGCCACCATAAGCTGTGCATCTAAGCTAGCAATAAAGTAAGGGTATCTAAGAAGTGGTTGCCACGGGTAAAATTCAATTTTTCTCTGTTGAACGAGATCCTGTAGCTGTGGTGGAAAAGCTCCTACAAAGAGCCATTGATATTTGTCAACTGTTTTTCTAATAAAATCGCGTACTCCAGACATGTCATCTTTACCACCAGTCTTATTGTCTACATCATAATGGGCTCCGGAGCCTGTATATAAAATACGAGGCTTGCGTTTATTGGCTTCAAATGCTCTTTCAATTTTACGCGGGTCAAATAGTTGACCCATCCAGCTATTTGGAACAAAATTAGGAATTACAGTAATTTTTTGTTGACCTGTTTTTTCTTGATATAACCGTCTCATAAAATCGCATGTAACGGTTACTTCATCAACCATATTAATAATATCTATACAATTTTGCCGGACTTCATCTGTATCGAATGCAAATTTAAATTTATTATAATCTGGTATACACTCTCTAAATACAACATCATCAACCTCATATATAATTTTAAAGCCATGTTCTTGTTGTACCTTCTTTAAGAACTTTATAAACTCTTTTTGATGTGAGGATGCTTGTCTCTGTACCTTAACACACTTTACACCGGTATACCACCGTGGATCAACCACCATAGCGGTAGTTGATTGTGACATACCATCTCCTCGAGCATTAATTACAGCTTCAGGCCATAATATACGCCAATGACCACACCCGGAATAATCAGCTAAATAATTAACATACCGGGGTAGCGTAGCTTCTCTTGGTTGTTCCGGAACAGATGGTGGGGTTGGTTGAAAGACTCCTGGTTGTGAAACACCAGGTGCTCTTAGCGGCGACCCTATTGGTGGTTGCGAAAATGGTTGTGGAAATGGAGAAGCGCCAATCATGTTATATATAGTTTAAAGTTCCATATAATCTAGTCTGCGTGTTATGCCGTTTTCTTTCTCCAGATATATAACATCACCAGTAACAGCTTTAATAGATTCTTTACGATGGGATATAACTATTGAACATTCATCTAACTCCTCTACCCTATCTTGCAAAATACGTGTGATCAATTCAATACCCTTTTCATCAAACGAAGAATCAAAAAGCTCATCATAAATTGCAATATTATACTGCACACCTCCTTGCAGTCTTCTTATATCTGAAAATGTAAACAGACAAGCTAGGTCGATTGACTTCCTTTCAGCACCAGAAAAATTAAAGTAAGAGCAAACTTTATTTTTTTCATTTAAAATTTCTTCTTCAAAATATTCATTAAATATACAAATTGAATTAGAGTCTAAACGCTTGAGATAGTGTAGTAGTTTACTGTTTAAAAGCTCCAGAAGCTTGTTTACGATGTAAGACTTAACACCTTCTTCTGAGACAACATACTTTACAATATCTAACTTTCCTAACTCTTTTCTAAACTTTTTAACTTTCTCTCCAAGTTTATCTACACGCTTTTTTGTTTCGATAATTAATGTGTCAAAGTCCGTATCTGTAGATTCAATAGCTTCTAAATCACCTTTTAACTCTTCCTGCCACTTATTTAGCTGATCTATTCTCTGTTCAATATTCTTTTTGTTCTGCTGTTGCAATCTTACTTCAGATATTTTATTCTGACACTGACTTATTGCTTTTAAAAATCTATCTTTTCTTATTTTTAGTTCCTTTAAACCTTCGGAATAGTTTTTAATGTCTTCTACAGCTTCATGAATCGCTTCTTTAAGTTTTTTCTTTTCTTTAGCTATTAACTCAGCATCATGTTCCTCCATATTACGAAGACATACTGGGCATTTTTCTTCATCTGTACCCATCTTTTGGTATCTCTCTTTTCTGGTGGCAGCTAAAGCTTTATTACGAGCAACAGCTTCTAAGTTAGTTTCAATTTTTAAATCATGATCTGAAACAGCTTCTTGTAAAGAAGATATTTGGTTTTCAATTTTATTAATATCTATTTCTTCAATTTCTTGTACCTCTTTTTGAAGTTTTTTCTTTTCTTCGGTATTATCTTTTTGACGACCGCGGTATTTTTCTTTTTTATTTTTTCTAGTTTGAAGAATTCGCTGTTTTTGTTCTTCATAATTATTATACGCCTTTTGAATTTCCTCTAATTTAGTTAACTGTGTATCATGCTCACGTGATATTTCGTTATACTCATTTCTCAAGGCCGCTAACATAGTACTGAACACCTCCATACCAAAAATATCTTCGATAAACTTTCGCTTTTCGATTTTATTCTTAGCCATAAAAGGTACAGCATTATTAACCGTCATAATAACACAGTTTTGAAAAATAGAAGGTGAAGCACTTAATACACTACTAATATACGCTGTTGTATTCTTAATACTATCTCTAGTTCGATCTACACCATCTTTAAAAATAAGAACTTTTGAAGGTGATAGAGTCCGTATAATTTTATAATTGTTCTTTCCACGGGGTGAATCAAGTTCAAAATCTAATTCAACGTGAGTTTTACCGTTAGTAAGATTATTAGGTATAAGATCTTTCTTTAACTCACGTAAAGTTTCGCCAAATATAGCAAAATATAAAGCATCAGCTATTGTACTTTTGCCGATAGCATTTCTTCGATCAGGCTTATCCTTATTTTTACCTGTAATAACATGAAGACCTTTACTAAACTCTACTGTTACCGGTTCCTCCCCTACGGATAAAAAATTTACTATACTGAGCTTTTTAAAGTTTACTTTTTTCATATAAGCCAAGAGTATATTTAATTATCTCCTTTTTATTCTTAATTTCAAGGAGATTTACAAACTCTTCTATTGCCTGGGGTATATCAATACCTGATAAATCTTCTTTATTTTCTGTATCTTCCAGTAATCGGTTAAAGTTTATATCATAGTCGATAGTTAAAACTTCGGGCTTAAGCAATGTTAATTTTTTGATAAGAATATCCATATCGGCTTGCGATATATTCATATCAACCTTTAAACGAGCAATATTACCGGCAAACATATCGATAATTTTATTGGTAAAGGATTTTTCATGAACTAACTCACTAAGTGACACTTTTTTATAATTTGGTGACACATTATTTGGTGTAAAATCATATTCTAAGGTATCAAAGTCAAGGGTATAATAGCCTTTTTGATTACCCGCGTCGCCAAAATCCATTTGAAACGGGTTACCAACGTATAATATAGTCCCTTTACCAAACTTTTTTTCGTGTCTTGTATGAAAATGACCGGAAATTATTAATGGACTCTTGTTAAGAAGATCTTTAATCTTAAGACCCTCTTCACATACCTTATAAGAGTTCATTTTGAACGTTTCTATCTCGAAATGGCCAAAGATAACATCGCTTTCAGGTACTTCTTTAATATTTGTGTTCCAAGGGCAAAAGGTAATAGTACGATCATAAGCTTCAATTGTGTCAAATGTATCTAAGATAGTAACATTTTTACGTTTTTTAAATATTGATAAGGAGTTAACATCTGTTCTATGTTTATAGTAAATATCATGATTACCTGTAATCGCAATAATATTAAAATCACACAATATATCCAATATATCTGCAGATATTTGCAGTGTATTAACTGATATCTCACTTCTGTTATGATGCCAATCACCACAGAAGATTATATCCTTGATATTTTTTCTCTTACACTCTTCTTTAAACCAATGAGCCCATTCAACTGCATAATTATGCCAGTCTGTACTATTGGAATGTACACCTAAGTGAAGATCAGAAAAAATAGCAACTCTTGGTTTACTAATCTTCAAAAGAATTTTCCTCGTCAGGTGGTTTTACATATACATGCCCGTGTGTATTATCTGGATTTGACATATAGTCTTCATAAACTCGTTCTCTATATTTTGTAACAGCTTCATGGTGCTTTTTTTCCTTCTTTATTCTATTAATAAAGGCGTGATAAGCAATAGTAGTAAAATATGAAAAAGGGTTTGTAGCTTTTTCAAAATTGAACTTTTTATGTTTTAATGCTGAATACATTTTAATAAGAGCATCACCTATCATATCATCTTTATACGTATAATTGATAAAGGATGCGTTATAGCTTAACCCATATGCTATTTTTTTAATGTTTTCAGCCAAATCATCTGTAAGAATATCTGTATCATAGTACTTTTGTAGAGATTCTTTAAAGACTTTCGGCTCTATATAGTATGGTTTCTTTTCTTTTTTCTCTTTTGCGGCCATTTGTTAAATTATAGTATAAAAAGTTTATTTTTCAACGATATTAGTTTCACTATACTTTATCTTCTCAGCATCGTAAATTTCTTTACGCTTTTCACAGTGTCTTATTCCGTATCTTAGTTGATCACATATATCTAATATAATAAGTTTGTTTTTTGAAGCATGTTTACGTAACCCTCTACCGATTGACTGTACAGTTCGTATAAAAGACTTACCTCCAGAAGCAAAAATAATGTTATGAAGGTTTTTAATGTTAATACCTGTCGAAAATATAGCACTTATAGCGACACACACAACATTAGCATCTTTTTCCATTATTTTCTTTATTTTATCACGCTCTTCCACATCAACCTCGCCTCTAATAAAGTATACCTGCTTGTTTGTTAGAGTATCTAGGTATACTTTTAGTAATTCTCCGTGTTTAATATGATTAACCAAAATTAACGTATTGTTATCTAGTTTACCACATAGTTTTGCTAAGAACTGGTTTCGAAAATCACTTTCATAGATAAAATCCAACTCTTCCCTATATGCATTGTCAGAAAGGTACCTTGGAGGTGTGTTATACTCAAGATTTAGCACTTTTACATTAACATTCGCCAAATAATCCTCTAATCTCAACTCATAACTCGTTTTTTCATATATAACAGGGCCTAATTTACCTATAATAGACCATTTATCTAAGTTATTTTCCGGTAGTGTACCTGTAAACCCATATTTGTTGTGTGTTATTATCTTAGATACTATTTTACTAATCTTATTTGACGCTTTTATCTTGTGACACTCATCAACTATAAGTAAATCCACATACTTTAACCAATCATTGGCGTCAAACTGACTTTGAACTATACCAATATTACATATAACAACGTTAGCTGTTAGATCAGGCTTCGTTTTACCTGTCCATTTAGTAAGTTTAAAGGTTGTCCCACTGTCAATGAACTCATCATACGTTTGAGTTACTAGGCCTAGGTCAGGAACCAATACAACACACTTAAAAGTGTCTTTATCTGGGCAAGATCGGAAGTAATTCTCAATAAGAGCGGCAGTTGTAAGTGTTTTTCCGGCACCAGTACCTAAAACACACGTACCTCTACCAAGTTTTAGCGCTCTCTTAATAACATCCTCTTGGTATTCCCTCAAAGTTAGGGTAAAATCTTTATAAATGTCGATATCTCTACCAACTTTAAGTATCTTTTGTAGTTTATCCGTAACTTCAACGTCAATTTTAATCTGATTACTTATTAGATACTGTCGTATCTCCCAGTATAACCCAACTTCACACGCCCCAGTCCCTGTTATAGCGTATTTTCTTCTAGCAGCAAATCGTCCTCTATATCTAGCAAATCTAGCACCTTCATTTTCAACACTAAAATGCTCTCTAATCCGGTTAAATAAATCTGTATCGTCAGTTTTTAGCTGAATCTTTCTTTTTCCAGGACTGTAATCGAAAGTAAGCATTAAAGTTGCTCCATTTTATTAATTTCGACTATATTTCTAATTTCCCAGTGCATATTGCTGAATATTCTTTCCACTTTTTCAAGATATTCAATTACAGCATCAAGTTCACCAATACTGTCGTTAAGAGCTGATACTGATTCATGTTTTTCAGCAGCTGATTCTGCAGCTGATTGGGTTATTCTTACAGGTGAATCAGAGATAACGCCCTTAACTACCTCTTTTTTAAGTTTTTTCTTCTTACTAATTAAACCATTACGTTTTATTTTCGCATCCATTAAGCGCGCGACCCAGAAATGCTTACGAGCAGGTAATCTCATTTGAGCTTCCTTAAGATTAAAATCATCAAGTACTAAGTCTTGCCCGATTTCATCAATATACTTTTTTAGCAATTCCATCCTTCTATTATAAATATATTTGTAATGGAATCAACGTGTAGATTCGAAAGGTTATTTTTAAAGTTACTTAAAGAGGATATAACAGACGGAGCCTCTCTTGGAGGTGGTGATAGTGGTTTTAATCCTGGAGCAGGTGAAATAAGTTCATCGGATTGGTATGGACCGGGGGATGCTAGAAACTATACACCGACTGGTAAAGTCCAAACACGTAAGGGCTCGGTTAAGAGAAAAAGAAAAAATAAAAAAAAGAATTCTAATAAGCGAAAGAATTTATATTTAACAGGGGAAAACGAAGAAGTACCTGAAGAGGATGCTGAAAAAGTCGATAAAGATCGTATGAAGTGTAACAGCCCTCGTCGTACTTCAGGTGGTTCTAAGAAGTTCGTTGTTAAGGCTTGTAAAGATGGTAAAGAAAAGATTGTTCGCTTTGGAGATCCGAATATGAAGATCAAAAAGAGTAATCCTAAGAGAAGAAAGTCATTCCGCGCCCGTCATAAATGTGATCAGAAGAAGGATAAGTTCTCTGCTGGTTATTGGTCATGTAAAAAGTGGTAGATTTAGGTCATTGGGAGGGGGTTCTAGAAGAAAGTACGGACCTACCTTATGGATTCATTTATAAGATAACAAATCTTACTAATGATAAGAAGTATATTGGTAAAAAACAGTGTAAGTCTATTAGAAAGAAGCCGCCATTAAAGGGTAAGAAAAATAAACGACGTGTAGAAATAGAGACAGACTGGAAAACGTACACGTCATCATCAAATCAGCTTAACGAGCATATAAGAATACTCGGAAAGGGTAATTTTAAGTTTGAAATCCTCAGATGGTGTGATTCTAAGTGGGAGTTGAGTTATCATGAAACTAAACTACAATTTGAAGAGGAAGTATTACTAAGAGATGACTACTACAACGGAATTATTAACGTCAGAATCGGAAGGCGTAAGTGATCTTGTACGTGGTTTTGTCTTTATTAATCTTAATCAGTGTTTAGCAAGGTCCTTTAATGAATATCTGCTGTATATAACTGAAAACGAGCTTAAATTAACTAGAAAAGACAAAAACAAGCTCGGAATTCACTTCATAGTTAAAGAGCTTATTAAGGTTTGCTCAAAAAACAAGACTAAAAAATGGTTTTACTACAAGACCGACGGTAGTTCTATAGAACATACACTAGTTAAGAGATTGTTTAATGCTTTACCTACCAATATTACGTATAGTGAAGAGGATTTTAATGTATTTTTGGAAGAAAGAGACTACTTATCTTTTAATAAGAAGGATACATCAGCAGTATCTTTCTATAAGTTTAGACTTTTCCTTCGAAGATATGAATTACAGCAAATTGAAGAGGAGTTTCTATCAAATATGAATATAAAACTCTCGCTACTTCCATAAATATATACATGCGTAAGTTTCTTAAATTGATACAAGAAAACAAGCCTGGTATTAGCTATATTATTGACATAAAGGACACAGATAATAATTTATTAGGTTCAGCTGCAATTCCGGGTCCCACAAACACTTCTTTTTATGAGGAATTTGCCAATTACCTTGAAAATGTACACGGGGCGGAGGTTGTAGGGGTTAATCCTGGGCCTCCAGCAGAAGATAACCAGGGACCGGTTGAAGCTATGGCGCAGACAAACCCCGAGGCAGCAGAACTTGTAAAGGATAGAATGGAAACTGAGGGTGGAATTTTACAAGCGTACGCTGATGAAACAGCGATGTTAAAACAAATGGCTGCAAAAATGTAATGAAGACTTTAAAATTAATAGAACAGTATATGAACATGTTTGTCGAACAAGATGTCGACGAAATGGGTGAGATCGGTGAAGTTGACAAGGTTCAGGAGACAGATGTTAATGTTGATGTGGAGGTAAAAGAGGAACCACCGAGCCCGGCGTTACAATCTATGGCTGAATTAATAGCAGCTGCATTTGTTTACCCCCCGACAGATAAGGATAAAGATGCAATCGAAGAAATAGAACTATTATTAGTCGGTACACATAATGAACCACCAGCTACACCGGATATTAACCCTAGATCTGTAATTAAAAACGTTATTTCGAGGCTACCTAAGCCATTAAGAACTGTATATACAAGAGGACCTGGTGTTAATAGAGAAGGAAAAAAAGATTTCGATGCAGCAGATGAAATATTATTTTCACAAATATTGGCTGATGCATTTAGGTATAGACCGGAACCTGAAGGTTCAGCAACTGCTAATGCTGTGAGTAAAGAATACTCAGAAACAAATCCAATGAAAGTAATTGAAACAATACAAAGATTGCTACAATTTTCAGATGAAGGTGTTGCAGATGAACTTCAAGATATAAAAATAGATACCGAATAATATTATGCAGTGGTCGTTAGAAAAAATTTATAATCAGCAGGTACGTGGTAATGTTCCACCGCGTAGACATCTTCGCGTGTTAGGAGAGGATGTAGAAGAGCAAGCAGAACCGGATATAGACAGCCTAAAAGAAGAGATTAAGCAAGCAGTTGATAGTTTAAGCTTTGACGATACAAGAGAGGCTAAAAAATTACTCGCACAAATCTATAATTTTCCCACATATAAACATGTTAAAAAGGCGTTAGGTGGTAAGGGATATAGCCCGTTAATATTTAAA